TCCTCTTCGAAGATCGACAGTTTTATCTATTAATAAATCTATATTTTGATTTTTTATACGCCGACAAATATCAATATCAACAAACTGTTGTTCAGATTCTGTTGTACTTACATGCGGACGGAACCATGGGTATTCTAATTCCTCAAAGACTCCCTGTCGTATAAAAACAAAATCAAAATCTAAATAGTCAGCTTTAATAAAATCACCATCTTCTGTGAGAGATTTATATCTACCATCTACTTTTCCAGATATAAATTTATAATTAGAAAACTTATTATATAATTTAATAAATTGGGAAGGTGTAAAGATAATTTTATTACTCAAGAAAACTAATATATCATACTTAATTGTTTGTTGGTATGGTATTTGGTTAGGGCCAGATAATACATTACCACCTAAACACATTTGCTTTGCATAAAAGGCATTACAACTTACATGTTGAGAGATATGATAACGTATACCGGTTTTATTTAAATATGTGGTTAATGTTATCCATGATTTTAAAAACTCAGCACTATAGGTATAGTCAAAAAGGTTGAATACAATGGTCATTCCTGCACAATTATTTACAAAGATAATTTAGGAAACCACTAATTCTTCTTGAACTTGCTATCTTTATCAATAGCAAAATTAGCTCTACTAAACTCTAAACGATCAACAAATTTAACAGCATTACCTGTTGCATCAATAGCAACATACCCTTCTGGATCTGTTACTACTAAATCTCCATTAGTATCAAATAAATAATTTTTCATACTAACCTCACGCATCATATTATTATACTTTTGTATAAAAATATCTTTACACTGTTTTATTGCTTTTTGAAATTCGAATACACTATAAATATCTTCAGAAGCATCTTGTATTAAAGATAATAACTGTTGTTTATTTTGAGCGGCCCGGGCCTTACCGGTATCGCTTTTAAGTTTTTCTATTTGCTTATCTATTCTACCTGTAAACCATTGTTTGAACCGTTCAAACGAAGTTGCAGTGTCACTTAAAAACTCACCAGTTCTTATTTCAGTATTAATATATGTATTTAAATTAGATAACAACTTTTCAGTGACTTTATTAAAATCTATACTTACTAACCGTTGTTTTGCGAGATCTATTAAAAGATTTACATTTTTAGTTTCTTCATTAGTTAAAGTAATATACCCTGCATCACTTTCAAAATAAGCATCCTTAACATATACTCCTGTCCCCGGATCTAAATTTGTAACATCAACTCCAAATTTTTTAGTCGAAAATCTAACATACCCTTCTTGATCTAACGTAACATCATATTCTGTATGAAATACAACACCAATTTGTGAGTTTAATATTTTTTGACCCTCTTCACTAGCGGCTGGCACAGCGTACACTATAGTATTAGGCTTAAATATTACATGTTGTACCCCATCAATGTCATTAATCTCTTTTATCTCGTTATCAAATAAAAAATCACCTTGATATGCAGAGTTAAAACTTAGATTTTTAAAATGCATGAATGTTTGAACTAATTTATCAACTAATCCAGGGGCATGGGTGTGGTTTCTTTCAATCTCATCAACTGAATAATTAATTTTAGGTATTTTGTTAAAAGCAGACTTACTACCAACAAAAAACCTACCATTAGGATCAGATCCTAGTACTACTGCCGGGGCTCCATCATATTTTACTGTTGCGTTAACAGCTCGTGGTGTATCACTATCTAATATTTGTGTTAAAGCTTCAAGATAGTTAATAGCTCTCATAGCACCATCTTTTCCATCAGTAAGAATAAGCTCCTCGAGGTGAGTCAAGTGTTTATTCGGACCAGCTGCCTCATATAATGGGAAATATTTTTTATAAGTTAACATTTTCCTTGTTTATATATATTTACCTTTATTCCAGTACTATTTGATAACCAAGTATCACAAAAACCTTCTTCAATTAAATACTCTACAATCTTATTAGGTACTCTCTCACCCTCAATTCCATTATCCTCATCAAAAATACTAATAACATAAGGCATAATCTTTACCCTATATCCCATTATCATTGTATCATATAATCCTATTACAGCCATAATTTTTAACCTATATCAAATTACAATTCTAACTCCGTCTTTAGCTATTTCAAATTTAAACCATTTATGTGTAAGATTAAGCCGAACAACAGCACGTAAAGTCATCTTTTTTATATTTGCAAACTTACAATCGAACTCGTTTACCGACTCGTCTTTGCTCATACCTTTTTTACCGCTTGCTGAATAATTAACTATAACAATATAATCATCATTATGTTGTTTAATATAATCATACAATACCATACTACCAATAACAAGACGCGTCGGATGTGAGTGTAAGTAGCCGGCTTGTTCTTCGTCTTGATATAATACTAATTGGCTAATAATAAATTTAACATCATCTGGCTTAAGCTGCCCATACGTACTAGTTATTATCTCCTCGAGTGGCCAAGCTGATTCAGCATCAAACGTATACTTTTTTATCCAAGCCAGTATATTAGAGGCAGCACCTTTTGCTCCTTTAACACGACTAGATGCACCAATTATCTTTTTTTGTCCACCTATTTCATAAGCCTGATTGGTCTCACTATCTTTAATAATAACATCTACATCACCAACATCTCCTTTAATACCGTTACCTATGATACCTAATAAAAACTCTCCATCACCAACTGATGTAGTACTTATTGAATGTTTAAGAGTAAATAGCTCTTTAAAAAATCTTTCATAATCGCTAGGATCTTTTAAAAGAGGTAATAGTACTTCTTGACATGCGTCTTTTAAATTAATTTGTCCACTTATCCCGGAAAATAATTCATTAATTTTTAGGGCGGTTGCCGACATATCCCCAGTCCTACTTTCTACATGCTTAGCAAATGCACCCCAATCAATATCAAATTCCTCTAAAACAGATTTAAATGTTCTATGATACTCTTTAGTATCAAATTTTGATTGATCTACTAAGTCTTTAATTAATTGATCACCGTCTTTATTAACTCTATAAATATATTTTGAAATTGTTTGTAACCCAGGCTCGTTTACTTGTCCTAACGCCTGTGGAGCCTCACGGTCAGGTCGATCAGCGTAAATGTCAATATCACCTATTGTCTCATTATCTTCAAAAAATGTTTTAAACAATTTCATATTCCTGATGGGTATCTTTGTGGTTTAGGATCATGTGATGGATCATTTGAAAACAATGCATGTACTAAGGCTAATATCCATTTATCTAATCCTTTCTTTTCTTTTTTCTTTTTCTTCTTTTTTTTCTTCTTCTTCTCTACAATAGCATCTTCACCAAACATAAGATCATATGATTGAATAATCAAGCTATTTAATTCAGCTATTGTCTCATCGTTACGTAACTCTTTAAAGGCTAAATTCTCTACAGAATATTCACCCTTACGAGCTAAACCATCCTGACGCATTCGCATTAACTTATCTTTTAATTTTTTAGCTCGTTTATTAATTAATGCAAGGTCATCTGTATCGTCGACTTCATTTAAAGCCTCCTTCATCAATTCTACTTCTGCGCGAAACTGCTCAGCCTTCTTTTCAACATCACGCTGATCTATTTCCGGGGGGTCGTGAACAGGCTTTTTAATCCATCTATTATCTTGTATACTAAATAGACCGGAAGCCACATGAGGTTCGTGAATATCTTGAAAATATAATTCAATTTCATGATTGTTAAATTCGATATTGTGTCTTAGGTTCCATATAAATCTCTTACCATCTAATGCTCTCTTTACTATAGACTCGTCTTTATTTATATTAGCAAAATCTAATAATATATGTACATCGAGATCAGAATGATCAGAATAATTAAAATTAGCTAATGAACCAGTCAATTGTATATCTTCGATCATTTCAGGAGTGATATGATCATCATCCTTTATAAACTCATCTACGATTTCAATTACAGAGTTTAATACTTCTTCGTTAAAATTATCATCAGTCCAAAATTTAGGATGAAGAGTATCATTGTAATAATTCTTTTGTTCGAAAAATTGTTTAAACTTCACTAGCATCTATTTAATTATTTATTTAATGTCTTTAAAAATGTATTATAAAATACATCATTTCTGCCTAACAGCTTACCACGAGAATATCTATGATACTCAGCACGCATCACTGGTATATTATTATCAATAACCGCTCGTGTAAACTTCGGAAATTCTTTTTTCCATATGTTACCTAAATTAAACGCAAAATCTATTAACATTTGTTTTCTATTAGTATCTAAACTATTATATACATCAATGCCTATATCCCTTTTAACTAAATTCTCATGAATCTTTAAATCTTGAATAAGAAGATCGTATGCTTGTTCATCAGTTAACCCGTCAGGGAAGGCTTCACCTCTCTTTAATTTATGACCCCAACCAATAGTATCGGCGCCACCTTCCCGGTAATCATCTCGGGTATCGGTGCCATATTGGTACCACTTTTTCTTTATATTGTCCCACCCACCAATATGTTTGGGATTACTTTTACTGTTCTCAACACTCTTTACATAATTAATAAAACGTACATCCATGATAGGATCAACAGCGGCTGGTTGAGCGGCTGGTTGAACTATAGCTGCTGGTTGATCTGTTGTTGGTGGTGTATTAATGAACTGGCTTCCTCCAGCTAATGCCGCGGCCGCTGCTCCAGTCGCGGCC